TGGTGGTGGTAATTCTAGATTAACATTTAATTATTTTGCTGGATATCCTATTAATTTTAATAGTCAGTTAGTTAATCCATTAGGTATTACTGGTGGAGTTAGTGATTATCAAAGTTATCAAAGTAATTCTACACTTGCAAATTTTCCTTTAGGTTTAACAGGTAATACTGGTTCATTTAGTACGATTACAAATAGTGGTGATTATAATGGACAAACGGGAAGATTTACATATGTTTCTGGAACAACTGGAACATTTAATATAATAAATGGTTCAACTGGAATATTTACAAGTGGTATTACTGGAACTAATTTATCTGCACAAGGAACCATATTAATTGGTACAACTGGTGCTAGTGCTATTAGTATAGGTACAGCTACTTCAGTTGGTGCTATAAATATTGGTACTAATTCATCAACATTTAATATTGGATCTACTGGTTCAGATACTACTTTAGCAGGAAAATCTTACTATATGAATGCTGGTTCTGCTTTAATTAATTTAGGTACTAATGGTAATTCTGCAACTGTTAATATAAATTCTGCTACAGCTGGAACTAATAATATTGGTAATGGTAATGGAACAACAAATATATCATCAAGTGGTTCAGGAGCAGTTAATATATCTAAAGGGACTGGTGTTTTAACTATTGGTAATAGTACGGGTGGTGTAATTTGTGATGGTGGCTTCACAGGAAGTACTGGTTCATTTCAAAATTTATTAGTAAAAAATACAACTGCAAATGCTATAAATTTTGGACAATATACAGTTACTCAACTTACAAGTATTTCAACAGGTGTGACATTAAATGCAACTTCTGGAATAATAACAACATTTTCATATACAGGAACTAATATAAATGCTTCTTTTAATTTTAGTAATAGTTGTATAGTTACAACTTCTGTTGTTCTTTTAAGTGTAATGAATATTGATGGAAGTAATAGTAATATATTCTTTAATCTATATGCTAGTTCTATAGGAACTGGTGCAATAGATATTTTTATTACTGGTACAGGCAATTATAATACTGCAGTATTTCAAATAGCTTTCTTAATTTGTTAACTTATTTTTTTATTTTTCTTTATATAATAATATATCAATGAACGATGAAGAATTACGAATGCGAATGTATCAAGTTTTTAGACAAATGGCCAAACAATTAGGTGAGGGGCGTGAAATTGGTCGTGAAAAAATGCATAGAATGCATAAATCAAAAAAAGGTGCATGTTTAGAACGTGAAGTAATTTATGAAGGTCATGGTCGTAAATTAATTCATAGAGCTCATAGACATAAAGGTAAGGGTCTTGTTGGAGATGGTTTAGTTGGTGATGGATTAGTTGGAGACGGTAGAAAGCATAGAAAACATAGAGTTAAACACGTATCAGTTGTAACTAGTCCACTTGATAATCGTAGAAAAGGTAGGGGAATTTCTGGAGGTAAACATAAAAAGGTTAGTAACTGGATTACCCATGTAAAAAGAGTAGCAAAGGAGAAAGGAATTTCTTACAAGGATGCTTTAAAAGTTGCAAGTAAGAGTTATTAATTTATATTTTCTAATTTAATTAAAAATTTATATGTATTATTTATATATATAAAACCCTTTTAAAAATAAAATGAGTATTACTTTAAAAGATTGTGATGATTGTCAATTAGTTGCCAGAATAGATGGAGGAAAGTACCATAATAAACGAGTTTATATAACTATGAATGATAAAAATGAAGTTATTAAGATGGATAACCCATTTAGTATATTAACTGATAAATGGTTTAGAGCTAGAAAACCACATATGAAAAGTATTGAGATGGCAAGATTACAACAAGCTATAGCAAAACAAAAAGCACCATACGAAAATGAAGATATTTATAATGAAGCTATTAAACTTATTAATGATAGATCTAAAAAAGAATTATATTTAACAGATGGTAAATTAAAACCAACTTTACCTAAAAATGGTATAGTTAGAACATATACGGCAGGTCCTAGTGAATCTGGTAAAACTACATGGAATATTGCTTTAATAAAAGAAATAAGAAGACGTCATAAAAAAATTAAATTATATTTATTTAGTCAATTATCAAAAGATGAAGATTTAGATAAATTAAAACCAATTAGAATTAAAATTGATGATGAAATATTAGAAGACCCTATTGCAGTAAGTACATTTAAAGATTCAATTGTTATGTTTGATGATATTGAAACTATTAAAGTTAAAAAATTAAAAGATGAAGTTTCTAATTTAAGAGATCAATGTTTATCAGAAGGACGACATTATAATATTAGTGTATTATGTACTAATCATCAAATTACAGATTATAAAAAAACTAGAAATATGTTATTAGAATGTCAATATATTACTTTTTTTCCTCGTAGTAGTGGTGTTTATGGTATTGAAAGATTATTAAAATGTTATATAGGTTTAGGTAAAGATGATATTAAAAAAATATTAAGTTTACCTTCAAGATGGGTTACAATTTGGAATAGAGCGCCATTATGTTGTTTATATGAATGTGGAATGTTTTTATTAGGTCAAAATAGTGCACCACAACCTGAAATAATTGAAAAAGTTGAGAAAATTGAAATTACTAAACTTCCTAAAATAAAAGAAATAAAAAATATAGATGTAATAGATAGTGATGAAGATACAGATTATGAAAGTGCATCAGAAAGTGAATATTCAGATTAATCATTCAAAAGCTAAAGACATTAAAGTAACTGTTTCATCTGGTGTAAATTTATCATTAGTTACTAACTTTTTAAATTCTTCTAATGGTAAAAATTTAAAATTAACTCTCAATGCACACCATCTACCACAAGTATTAATATCTTTCTTTAATTGTTGAAATCTATGATGATTATATGATAATTCATATGGCGATTCTTTCATTAATTTAGATAAATAAGGAATCTTTTTAAAATCTTTTGGCATATAATTAAATTCTCTATCTGGCTTTATTCCATATGAATCAAACATTTCAACTAATTTATTATTTATTTTTATCATACATGTCCAATGTCCATAATTTTCTTTACTTTCATATAATAAAATAAAACATCCATTTTTTCCTAATACATCATCTAATGTTTTAAAATTAAATAAGTCATCATATACGTAAATATTACATTTATGATTAGTCATTTTTTCTAAATCGTCATTAGATAATGCTTTCTTTTCTAATTTTTTTATTTGATTCTCCATATATATAATATAGTAAAAAAATAATCTGTTATGATAATATATTATGAATTACCAAACTATGATAGAAAGAAGGGATAACCATGTTTATTATAATGTGGTCATTACTAATTTAACTGAGCATTCACAACAAGCAACTTTTTATGAAACAAGAACAGATAATATTATAAATAATGTTGGAGATTATCATATCACATGTATTAAATTTACTTGTCCAACTGCTTTATTACCTATCATGCAAACATTTCCAACTGGTTCTACTGCCACTAATCAAACTACTGGTTTTTCTGTTACATTAACTGGTACAGGTGGTACTGCATCTCAACAATTTTTAACATATATACCAATAGATAATACTGGAAATACATATATATATAATTATAGACAAGTAGTTGATATGATTAATGTATCTTTAGCGGCTGGAGCTACTGCAATTGGTCTTACTGCGCCATTTATAGGTTTTGATTCATCCTCTCAACTTTTTAGTATGTATATACCTACTACTTATAATTCTTCTGATGCTATATATTTTAATCCTAATTTACAAGCTATATTACCTTCTTTTCCATTTAGTTATTATAATACTGTTGATTATTCAAATGCAAATAGTGGAAAATATGCAATGTTTCCTAATTCTTTAATTGGTCAAAATAGTTCTATTTCTAATTATAATCAAATTCCACAAGAATATGCATCAACTATTAGTTTATATCAACCTAGAAGTTTACGTTTCGTTTCAACTCTTTTACCTTCTAAACAAGAATTTATACCTATTACTGGTAGTTCAATACTTCAAGGTGGTGATAATTCTCAACCTATTTTAATTGATTTTGATTTGCCTGTTTCTGATGCTATTGCAAATATTAAACCATTTATACAATATTATCCAACAGGAGAATATAGATTGATTGATTTACAAGGTCAGGGACCTATAAATAGATTTGACTTAACTGTTTATTGGGTTGATGAAGTTAATAACATTTATCCTTTATTTATTGACCCTAATCAAAGTCTAACAATTAAATTTTTATTTAGAAAAAAAGAATATTAATAAAAAATAAAATATATCATCTAGTAATATATAATTATGTCATTAAATCCCGTGCCATTAAAATTATTTAGAGCTGAAGACCCTGTCACACGTATAGATTCTAAACGTGAATATAGTGTCTTCAAAGGAGGTCAAGAAGTCTCTTACTTTCCTTTTACAACATCTGGTTTACCAAATCAGTCTACAAATACTATAAATTGTAATCCAACTTCTCAATATACAATTGTTGATAGAAAATTTTTAGTATTGGCTAATTTTACATTACTCTTTAATAATGCTGGTAATAGTGGTGCTGTCGGTGGTTTATTACAAGCTGGTTATGATGCTCCTCGTGCTTATCCATTATCTATGTGTACACAAAATGTAAATGTTCAACTTGGTGATAATAGTGTAAGTACAAATTTAAATGAATATTTTTCATGTTTAGAACGTTATTCAGCAAATTATGATTTAGAAAATCTTAATTATGGTATGACTCCATCTATGCCAGATCAATATGCTGATTATGCTACAAGTGCTCAACAGAATAATAGTGAATTACAAGGATATTCAAATAATAATGTACAAGTCCCAAGAGGTTTTTCATCTAATACTTCTGGTAATGCATGGTATACTATTACACAAGGTTCTACAGGTTCTGGTGCTACTGCTTCAGTTAATTTAACTGTTTGTGAACCATTATTTTTATCACCCTTATTATTCGGTAAAGATGAACATTCTGGTATTATTGGTATTCAAAATATGACAGTACAAATACAATTTGGGGATTTATCTAGATTATGGTCACATAGTTCTGCAAGTCCTTCAACTGTTTTAAAACCAACTGTTACATGTAATTCTTTACAAATATTAATAAAACAGGTTACACCAGACCCTTTAATGCGTATTCCTCCTATTATTGCTTATCCTTATAATGTTATTACTTCATATCCTGCAGGTAATCCAGTTAGTTTAACATCTGGTCAATCTATGTCATTTACTTCAAGTTCAATTACTTTAAATTCTATTCCAACAAGAATTTATGTATATGCACGTATTCCAAATGCTAATTTGTCATTTACTTCTACTGATACTTTCGCAATTCTTAATAATATTACTGTACAATTAGGTACAAGACAATTATTATCATCTGCTACTCAATATGATTTATATCAAATGGCAGTACGTAATGGATGTAATCAATCTTGGTCACAATGGTCTAAATATACTGGAGGACCTTTGGCAATTGATTTAGGTAAAGATATTGGTTTAATGCCTACTGAATCTGCAGGTTTATTAACTCGTAATAGTTTACAAATTACTGCAAACTTTACTAATCCAAGTATCTCTACTCAAAATTATATAATGTATGTTTTAATTTGTGAAGAGGGTACATGTACTATTGTAAATGGTCATATGCAGAAAGCTGTAGGTGTTTTAACTCAAGAAGATATTTTAAGCGCTGAACATGCCCCAGAAATACCATATAGAACTGAAAGAAACTTTTATGGGGGCTCTTTTCTGGGTGATTTTTGGGAGGGTTTCAAAAAACCATTTAAATTTATTTATGATAATAAAGATGATATAATTAGTACTGCTAAAGCAGTTGCACCATTCGTAGGAGTAGGAATGTCAGGAGGTAGAAAACATAGAGTTAAAAAACATAGAAATAGAAGACATAAGAAAGGCGCTGCAATAGATGAAGAAATGCAAGAATATGTACATGATTCTATTGAAGGAGGTCGTAGAAGAAGAAAAAGATCGAGAAAACATTCTAAAAAAGGTCATGGAATAAGTGGAGGTAGAAAACATTCTAAAAAACATTCTAAGAGAAAACATTCTAAAAGACGTCATGGTGGTCGTATGATTTCTAGATCACAACTCTAAATTTATTAAATTAATTATTTAAAATTATACTATATAAAATATATTATAACTATTTACTTAGATTTTCTTTTATGTTTTCTTTTATGTCTTTTTATTGCTCTACCTTCTATAAGTATATTTCCTCTTGCTGCTAGGTCAATAATTTTTTTAAGTATATTTTTACTTATCTTGGGAGTATTTTTAAATACTTCTACAACATCTTGATATATATAATCTCTTAGTTCTGGAGTTAATAAATTATTTGATTCTAATAAATTTTTTTGAAATACTTGACAATTATTATCAATGGGGTCATATACATATATTGAATCTCCTACTTCATTAACTGCATTATTTATAAAGTCATTTAATGTAATTTGTTGTGGCACATCAATTGTTATACCACATTTATCTGCATGCCATTTTTTAATTGTTGGTACATGATTTTTTTCTAAATATAATACATTTCCATCATCTAAATAAACTATTAAATATAAATGAAAAAAGTCATCATAATAATTTTGACTTGATAATGCACCTAATGTAACTATATTGGTTATTAATTTTACGTATCCTTTTACTGGCATTCTACAAACTTCTAATTTTGTTATATATTTATCACCATATTCTTTTAATGCTTTTCTAAAATGTGGAGGCCATCTATCATTTCTTACTTCTCCAAATATTGCATCATAAGCTCTTGCAGGTAATTCTGTAAAAGTTTCATATGCACCTTTTGCTTTATTATAAGCATCAGTAAAAAAACTACCACCGTCTTTTTTAAATTTAACTCTTTGATTATTTGGTTCATCTATTTTTATTGATTTTCCTTTAAATATTTTATTTTTTATAAAATTAAAAAGTTCTGGGTGTTCTTCAGCTTCTTTAATTAATTTATTAGCAATATCTTTAGAATCTTTATTCATTTTTATTAAATCAAATAATCCACCATTTTTTTTATATCCTGATATACTATGTTTACCATATTTTCTTTTAGCTTCTATTGTTTTTTGTCTTTTTTCTTGTGGTGTTATTACTTTTTTTTCTTCATTTTTAATTTCATCTACTACAATATCTGATAATTTTGATGGTGTAATATTTGGTATTTGTTCAGCTTTATCTATTACATTTTTAATTATATTATTAATATTTTTATCTAATAAATATTTACCTTCATTTAAATGTTTTAACTCATCTTCATATTTTTTACCAATTTTTGATAATTCAAATTTTTTTTCTTTACTTTCTTCTTCGTCATATTCTTTTTTTAAATTTAAAATTTTTTGTGCAGTTTCATCTTTTAAAAATTCTCTTTTTAAATTAGCTTGTTTTTTTTCTTCTTTTTTTTGTTCACCTCTAATAATTGCGTAATTATGTTTTGGTGCGGTATGATATTTCAAATCAGTTCTAATACGTGACATTATAATATAGTTATATATTATAATTTTCAATTCATTAAATGTTATTGAAATCTATTACTAGATTTATTTCTTTTTCAACTGTATTTCTTTTTCTTGGTATTATATTTTTTCTTTCTCTTTTTTTAATCCAATATTGCTTATTATATTGTGCAATTTTATCTTTATTTTTTATATAGTATTTTTTTTTTTTACTTAATGATTTTAATCTATTTCTTTCTTTTATTCTTTCTTTATTTTCTTTCCAATATCTTTTATTATATTCACATATTTCCTTTTTCTTATTTTTATATCTTTCTTTAGCTCTTATCCTATTTTTCTCTTTATATAGCTTTAATTTTTCTTCGTCCATATTTATTTTCTAATATATAATATATAATATATGGATATAAAATTATTTGAAAAGAATATAAAAAATTTAGAAGGTAGTATAGATTTATTAACTAAGGATATTGAATTATTAAAAAAAGATTATGATACTTTTAATAAATTAATAGTATTAGCTAAAGAGGCAATACCAGAAGTTAAAAAAATTCCTTATAATAAAGTTAAAATTACTTGTGAATGTGGTTGTATTTTAACTAAACGTAATTATATTAAACATAAGACTTCAAATAAACATCAACTTATTATGTATAAAAAAAATGAAAAAGTAGATTGGGATAAGATTAAATATATTTAAAATATTTATATATATATAATATATATATATGGACTTTAAAGAAGAATTTATTAAAGAAATGAATTTTAATAAAAAACATATGGATATGGAAATAGATGGATATTATAGAAGTGAATATGAAAAAAAGTATAAAGCATATTTATTTATATATAATACAATTATATTAAAGAAATATTGGAGAGATATAAAATTTGACCTTTAATGGTCACAACTATCATAATTACATACTTCACACACAAATCTAGGATATAATAATCTTGGGTCATAATTTAAATCACAAAAATCATTACATTGAGGACACGCAGGATGACATTTTATAGAATGTCTTATTTTAGAACATACATTATTAATTTGATAATAAAGTTCAATTACATCATTATCTATTTTATCTATAAATATATTATGAATTTTTAATTTATTTCTTATATTATTATTAAAACTTTTATAAAATTCATTTTTTTTATCGGAAATTTGCATAAGAGACTATATAATATAAAAAGAAAATAAAATATTATATAAAAGAAAAATTTTTAATTAGTGTGAGAAAAGGATATATGTAGACGACTCTCTTTTTTTGGAATTTGGGTATGGAGGTGGTTTGTTGGGAAAAATCTGAAAGTAGCCAAAGCATT